CCTCATATTCCGCGGCTGTGATCCACTTTCCTACCGCATTGTACACACGGGTTTTGCTCCAAAGATTCTTGTCATAATACCCTTTTACCTTTTCATAATGTTTACTCATCCAATGTCACCTCCATCTGCATAGCCAGATAATCCATGTCAGCAGCAAGTTTCTGAATATCGGTTGTATTTCCATTAACCGTCTTATTTGTCGCGGTAACTGTTTCCGCCATCTCCGATGCGGTTGCCGATGTCTCCGCCAGTTTTGATGCCAGATCCGTGACACGCCGCGAATAATCATCACTTTCTCTTCCCAGAACTATCGTCGCATGATTATCCTCAAGCACCACACGTTCAAGGACCACATACTCCGTGATAATGCTGATCCGCTCATCATGGTCATAAATCTCCAGTCGTGCCAGATCATTTTTGACCGAAAAAATATCCTGCAAAGCTTCGCAGGACTGGTTTTCAAATACAATATTCAGTTTTCCGTTTTCATGGTTTGCACTTACAATTTCGTAAGTGTCCTTTAATGTTGTTAGTTTCATAAATTTCTCCTTTTCTATTTTTCGTTAAACGAAGCTTTCACGCAACATAAGCGTTCAGGTGACCATGACGGCAGATACTATACCGAAACAGAGATAAATAATTTTCTTGCCAAAAAAATATCTGCATCACAGTATGGCGCATACTTTATTGGTTTGCAAGGCGACTACTGGAATATAGTCACCGAATATGGTGTTAAATTTGTAACATTGGCAAACGGATGCTGCATACTTACAAGTAACACTACGTGTGATATCCATTTAGACATTATGCTACGTGATAACTTTGGTATTTATGCCGGGTGTAATCCCCACACACATATGTTTAATATGGACAGCTTCAGGTCAGCACTCAATATGTCAAAACTGACATTTGATCCCAACCAGACATCTGTCGAAGTGATCCTTTCAGCGAATACCATTAACGCTTATGATACAAAAGAGTTATTACTCGCACAAAATCAGTATGCCGGAAATGAGAATTTTTCTGGGCTGCGGTTTACACAAGATGGACGTGTCACGCGAAAATACTGGAGCAGTGATGGAAAAATATTATGGGGCAATATATATGTATGCCAATCTGCGGCTGAAGCACAGGCAGGAGCCCATAGTGTTATGATGCATCAGGGTAATATATTCCGTGTTGATATCTATGGTGCAAAATATGCTTAAACTATTTTACCCACAAGTCAACCCAATTGCCGTCCTGGTATATTTTGTATGCTATGTGTGTGGCATCGACCGATAGCATATATTTAGGTGAACCAGACTGTCTAAAGACGATATAGGATGTAAGACTACCTCCATCAATTCCGAAGCCTACTTCGTCCATGTTCGTCAAATAGCCTGGTATTCGCTTGGCAAGACTTTCAAGGGCTACATAGCTTGGTTCGCTCCCACCAGTATAATACCGGAACCATAACTTTCCGCTATCTGTATAAATAAGATTTTGATAATTTACGCTGCCGATGGTTACATTTTGAAATTGTGCAGAACCGCCATTGGTAGCCTTTTTACTAAGCAGATCATTTACTTCGGCTTCGGTATAGTATCGACCATCATGATCCACGGAATTTTTGTGTTTCGCTAAAGCTTCGTTTAGCGTATCAATCAGCGCGCCCAGCGACCCCTTAACATTCGGATTCGCCTGTCTGGCATCCAGTGCATATCCCGCTTCTGTGACTGTGTTCGTGTTCTGCACTGCAGTTTTGAGCAGCCGCTTGTCAATCTCGCTCTCCGCCGTCTGGAAGTTCTCATTGACCACCGCCAGATCCGCAGTGTCTTTTCTCTCAAACAGCTTAAATTTGAATAAATCCGTAAGTTTCATCTCATACCTTCTTTCTGATTCCTATATCCGCAACCTCTTCCACTGTGAAGCGTGCCAGATCATCTATTGTATACGCCGCTATATTCTCTACCGCAGCACTTAAATTCCGGGGGATGCTCAAATTCCGCAATTCCCAATGTGTAAACTGCGCCAGAATAATATGTGGATATGGTTTGAGCGTCCGGTACTGATTGTACAGTAAAGAAAGATTCAACTGTAAGTTGCATGGAACTATCTCTTCCAGCATCTCCGCGACCACATCATACTGATTCTTCTGCGCAAGTCCCACCTTAACCGTTACGGTCTGACCGGCAATGTCCAGATCCAGCGTATATTCAGCTCCGCATAATTCCCTTAACTTTTGATCGAGAAAAGCATAATTGTACGGCAGACACACATTCCACTTTGTTATGCATCTGAAAATCCGGTCTTCCAACGTATCATCTGCCTTGGGCTGGATTCCCATGAGTTGCTCATATCGAACAATGCCCTCCTCATCGCAGGTCACGATATAGCGGTTGGCAATGATCCTGTTATGTTCCGCCTCAATTATCTGGAACTCCGGTGTTTCCGCATCCATAGGTGCGGCAAGTTCCTTATACGCCTGCAAATACAAAGGGAGCAGTTCCTTAAGATTGATATAACGATCAGCCATAAGTAACCACCCCCAGTACCGGGATCTCATATTCTGTTAATTCGACGTTTCCCCCGCCGTTAAGCGTTGTACCGGTCACATCCACCACACCCTTCACGCCCATGATCGCTGCATCAATAGACGCAATCCGCACAACCAGTTTCGACTGATTTTCCCAGTTCTTTCTAAGTCCGGCAAAATACTCCTCTATGGCTGTCTCGATCTGGGTCTTGCAGGTATTAAGGTCATACCCGTTATCATAGGTTATCGTCGCCGCAATATTAACAGTGACTTCGGATGCAGTGTCAACTGTCACCGCGTGACCGATCGGTGCAAGCCCATCTCCATGACCATCCTTATTCGGGTCAAACTCTTTCTGCACCGTCTGAATCAATACATCCGTTGCCTTTCCGAAAACACTGTCTAAAATCACAAGTTTGACCGTTCCCGGACCATTCCATGCCCGGATCACTTTAACAGCGCCAACTCCTGCTATTCCCAGTGTTTTGTCATGATAGTCCTTTGCATTCCCGGCAAAAGCCCGTTCATTGAAAGATTCCTGATACCGCAATCTAAGAGTTTCGGTATCCTCGTCGTCCTCTCCGTAGATCAACACACGCGTAAGTTTTGCCGTTGTGAGACCCATCACATACTCCACCGGGATAACATCCCCCAGGTATTCATTCCCGGCAGCCCCCGGCTGCTCACAGGTTACCTGTCCGCTTGCAGTTACCTTATAAATGTGATCCCCGCCGGTAAACCGTGTTCCGACCGGCACCGCCACATCCGTCTCTAATTCCAGTACCGCATAAGTAGCTGTCTTGGGTGTGATACCCCTATCCGCACATAACCGGATCAGGTACTCCCGCGATGCTGTATCGCCAAATGTCTCCGCCAGCATGCAATCAAATGCAACATACAGCGATGCCAATTCGACCGCCGCCGGTGCAAGCGCCATATATACAGGACTGCTCTCTCTCTTATCCAGCGTATCCGGGATGCGCTCAAGCATCCTCTGCATAATTGCATCAAACGTCTGCTCCTCGTACACTTATACATCCACCTCCTTCTGTGCCGGAACGCTTCCAAATTTCGTATGAGCAACGAACGTAACCAGCAATTTCCTTCCTTTTTTCTCAAACTCAAAACTGTCGCAGGAATCAATCCTGTCATCCTGCACCAGAGCCTCCGTGATGCGCCGCTCTACCTCCGGCATGACATAATCGATTGGTTTTCCGAACAGGTCCTTAAGCTCCACACCATAGTCCCACGAAAAAATAATATACTGATACCGCTCGGTATTCAGAATGTTATAGATCGCCTGCTTAATCGCTTCGACATCATCGCACTGCCCTATGATCCGTTCACTTTCCACGATCATTCTCGGACAAAGGGACGGCTGTTCTACCACTTCGACATTTTTCAACTGGTTTGATACCGGTATCATGCTTACACCACCTTCCCGATTACAAGATATTTCTGCCCACCCTGCTGCCGGACCACCTGCACGCTGTCACCAACGCTCAGGCCGCTATGTACCGTCACCGTTAATTCGCCGCCATATTCATGGTTATGCTCCGGCGCACCGCCGTCCTCGGTATGTGTCGGCTTTACTGTCACCTTGATTTCACGCTCTTTCAAATGTTCCGGCAGAATCAGCATGCTTCCGCTGATCTCAAATCTCTGTTCGATTTTGATTTTTAAAGGGCTGGCGGATGTTACTGTCCCGGACATCACCGTCGCCGGATACCCGGCATCATTCGCATTCGTCGATACCTGCTGCACCGCCCGGACAAAATCATTTGCGTCATGCACTAAAATCACCTCCCGATACTGTCAAATCCATCGTGTGTTTGCTCTCGCCATACTTGTGAACGCATTTTTCTACCAACATGAGATTCTGAAGCTTCACGTCGCCGAGATCAAGCTGCACCACAACGAGCGATCCACCGCGCACCCGGGAGTCTCCGGCGGCATCCTTGATTGTCAGCGTCCGCGTCTCCTTATTGTAAAGCTGTAATAACGCGTCCGCCTTTGCCTGCCCGTTTTCTCCCTTTTGCAGCGCATCAAAATACTGTAAAATCCCCCACCTGTTGATATTGGATGAATCCTGTGCGATATAAACCTCCCGCTTCCCGGCGTCCTCATTGTCATAAACCAGTTTGATCCGGTTATAGGTATTTTCATCGATGGAAGACTCATAGTCATAATTCTGGCCAGTTTCCGCATCGATCATGATCGGCACATACATATCACCGAGGAAAGACAAATTCAGCTTTCCAAAATCGTCATGCAGGATGTACAAGTCCCCCGTATTCTGCAACGTCTGATCCAGGGCATTACTGATCATATCAAGCAGCGACACATTATCTTCCACCCGCGACGCGATCACCCACACCGTATTGGCAAGTGTACCGATGTTAAATCCATACTTCTCACCGATCAGCGCCACCACACCATCCGCCGTCTTATTCTCATATACGAGCGTATCCTTATTCTTCAGATACCGGATCTGGTCATATGCCGTAATCGTCACAATGTTACTGCGATCGCGTTTCATGCGAAAAATGAATCCATAGAACACTTCTTTTCCATCTGCATCCTTGAACCGAACCGGATCACCATTTCCAATGTTGATTCCAGTGTCCACAAAGCTGAATTCGAGCACTCCGGGGCTGATCTGCCGCTCCGTCGTAACCTTCACTTCTTCTTTCACAGGCGGCATATACGCCGTGCTATCATGCTGTATCAATAACTCGTACATATGTCCCTCCTACGCCGCCGGAATGGCAAGTACCTGCCCCGGATAGATCAGATTCGGATTCCCGCCGATCACCGACTTATTGGCATTGTAAATCGTTCCCCACTTGCTTCCGTTCCCATAATACTGCTTTGCAATCTTCCACAGGCAATCCCCCTTTTTCACCGTGTAAGACCCGCCGGACGGCGCGTTGGATGATGCCGCTCTTGCTGCCTGCATTGCAGCTCTCGGCTTCGGAAGCGAAATGTCAATCGTACACGCCTTGGTTGTGAATTCCCGGTACTGCCGGAGCTTTACTTTTACCGTTACATCCAGCCCTTCCCCCGCGTCCTCCACGATGTCGTAGCTTTCAATCGATACCTTCATGCTGGTATCAAACAAACGCTGATTCGTTCCATCCGTTCGCGTGACCACATACTGAAATGCACTCTTGGCGCTCATCAGCGCTTCCAGCTTG